GCCCGATCCCAGCGCACCGATAAGCCCGCCGATCTGACCACCCACACCGCCAAGATTGCCAAGCGTCCCGGCAAGTGCCGCAACCTGTTGGGCGAGCCGCGCGGCCGCACGTGCTTCGGCATCGAATCGGGCCTTAAGATCGATCAGCTTTTCTTCAGCGTCAGCGCGCTCGTAGATCGCCTCGATCTGGGCTTCGAGCTGCGCGTTAAGCTGTTCGGCCGCGTAGGATGTGCCGTCGACTTTCTGTTTGCGCAGCTCCTCAGCATCGGCATCGGCCTGAAGTCGAACAGTTGACTTCTCGCGCTGGACGTTGATCGCGGCCAGCTCTTCTTCCAGCGCCTGACCGTTCAACCCGGTAAGCGCGGCAATGCGTCGTTCGCCCAGTTCACGCGTGAGGCCGATTTCCTGACGGATCAGCCCGGTTTGTGTGCGGATGTGCGCTGTCTGCGCTGCCGATTGGCCACGCGCGATTTCCGCGTTGTTATCGGCATAGGCATCGCGCTGGCGCTGGATGATAGCGGTCAGCCGGGCCTTGGCATCGCCTTCAGCCAGCGCCGCCGCGGCCAGAGCCGGGCGCAGGTCCATTTCCAGCTGCAGCTGCTCGGCGGCTTCTTCGGCAGTGATAAGTCCTTGCGCCACCTGGTTGTTCAGAATGGCGCGCGCCGATGTTTCCGCCTCCAGATCGGCAATGCGCTTTGCGCCTGCCGCTGTTGTTTCAGCAATCGCCAGCCGCAGTTCCTGCTCGCTCTTGCCAAAGGCCAGCGCCGCGGCGGCTCCTTCCCCATACGCCGCGGCCAACCCGATTGTCTGCGCGATCTCACGCTCGGTCGCTGCGGTCTTGTCCGCAAGGGCAGATGTGTGTTTCTTGGTGGCGGCTGTCGCTTTTCCGGATGCGCGGGCGCTGTTGCCAGCCGTCTCGTTTGACTTCTTTCTGCCCTCATTCGCGACTTCGTTCCAGACGACTTGCTGTTCAAGAAGGTCTATCTCATCCTGAATCGACGCGTGCCGCTTCCTTGCTGCGCGCCCGGCATGGCCAGACTGCTCGGTGTCGATCTGAAGTTGCCGCTCTCTCAGCGCGTTAATTTTTTGCTCAGCCCTGGCTATGTCGACGATCGTGCCTTGCTCTTCCGCAAGACGCTTCAGCGAGTCTGTCAGGCCATCGATCTTGCCCGCTGCCGTTTCCGCATCATCACCCGTCGCAAGGAGCTGACCGCCAAGCACGGCCAGCACCGAGACCGCGCTGGTTATCGCAATGCCCCACGGACCGCCAAGGAACGCGGCAAACTTACTCGTGCCGCCCAAAAGCATCTGGGTAGCCTGAAATACCTGTCCGCTTTGCGAGGCGAAAATCTGCATTGGCCGCGCGCCCAGTGCATACATTGTGGCCACGTCGTTCAATTGATAGGACAGCTGCTGCATTCCGGCGCGCTGTGCGCCGGAGACTTTGGTCAGTGCTCCCATGCTTTGGGCGGTGCTGGCGTTGGCTGCCTCGGCGCGTTTTGCCGCAGCCATCGCGTCGTTGTGCTCGGCCTCTACCAGCGAGAGCGCCTGCTTTGTTTCCAACAGCGACTTGTTGTATTCTTCCAGTCCGATTTCGCCAGCCGCGAACGCGGCTTTCGCACTATTGAGAGCGCTGACCGATTGATCCGTTGCCGCCTCCAGCGACCGGGTGGTCGCTTCCAGTCGGTCATAGGCGGTGTCAAGCGCCTGGGCTTCCGTTTCGGCCAGCGCCATCGACTTTTCGACATCGGCAACCGCGCGTTGCGCGCCGTCGCTGTCACCATCGATTACAAGGGCGGTGCGCAGGCTCATACGATCACGTCCGCGAGTTGAGCGCAGTGGCGGCGGCGGCTTCCATCACGCGGATGCCGGACCACAGATCGGGCGTGATCGCGATCCCGGCGCAATCCAGCCCGGCGCGCGCGCCAGTATAGTCCAGCCCGGAATAGTGAATCTTGCCGTTGGGCAAAACCAGCGTTCGCCACTGGCTGGAAACCGTCAGAAAGGCGATCACAATGTCCCAGTTTTCCGGCCATATCCCGACTTTCTGCTCCTCGCTCGTGCTCCTTTCGATCCGGGCTATCGCCTCTTCGGGAACGCCGAGCGTGCGCGCGTCCTCGACTGCCTGGCTCGTTTCAGCGGGCCGCCCGAACCCGGCAAAGGCGCGGGCGGCATCTTTCAGTTTCCCTTCTGTGCGCCGTTCAGCTGATCGAAGTATCCAACGGTCAGCGGGTTCAGCGCGTAAGGCAGCCTGAGAACGGCTTCGAGAGCCTCTTCCGACCATGTGAGAGGAGCGCCCTTGGCGTCCGTGAGATCATCGATCCGGACAATCACGCGGCGCAGGAAGGCCTTCGTGTCCTTGACCGAGCGCAGATCGAACACTTCGATTTCCTCGGCATCGATCGCGCGATAGGTTGGCTTGCACTTTTCGGTCTGCGGCCCCTTGTCGGTGGGAACCTTGATTTCGACACCGGTTGAGAACGTCGGCTCATCGAGCACTTTGAACATTGCGATAATTCCTTTCTGTGCAGCCTCTCAGGCCTGCGAAATGGTTGTCTGCGCGTCAGCGACGTCGGATCAGGTGAGTGTCATCTTCCACTGATCGTTGCCGGTAGTTGGCAAAACCTTGAAATCGAGCGGCCAGAACTGAACGCCGTCCTTCTCTTCGAAGCCTGTAACTCGCTTCTGCTGTGTCCGATCGAGATCAAGCGTGACGATTTTTCCTGCAGCCGTGCCGTGAACCAGCTGGATCACCTGCTTCGTGCGATCCTGAGCAATCGAATAGGGATTATAGGTTCCCAGCCCGACTGCCTCGACCACTGCCTTGGCCGTTTCGTCAGAGTTGGAAACGACAATCTCTTCCTTGCCGATCAGCAGGCGGCGAGAGACTTGCCCTGCGCGGTTGAGCTCAAAGGTGTCGAGCACAAAATCCGTGCCGCCGATCGTGAAGGTCGGCGTATTGGCATTGGTGGCGACTTGCGGTTCCTGAAATGCCGAATAGTCCGGCGAGATCGGGGTTTCAGTAGTCGGCAGTGTGAACAAGCCTGACAGGGTAAAGCTCAACACCGGAATGCCTTGCGCATTGAGCTTGATCATGAAGGTGCCGCGCGTGCCCAGCATGACGTGCCGCGTCGGTCCGATCGGGATATAAATTGCAACGCTTTCGCCGCCAGCTGAGATCGGATCGTATTCGACGCTGACGCCAGCATTAATCGTTTCGGCCACGTTGCAGGCGCGGATCAGCGGAGACCAGCCCGGAGCATCTCCAGCCGTGCCCGAACCGACCAGTTCAACATCGCCTGTGAGGGTGCAGTAAAGCCCGACAGGAATATCTTCTGAAGCGCCAAAATAGGGCTGCTCCAGATTGCGGTTAACGTCTTCGCCCTCCATCGGAGCGAGCGAAACGTTGGTCATCAGGATTGCGTTCCCGGCGGCAGGTGTGCTGTCCACACCATACGTGCCTTCCGGCTTTGCCAGGACGGTCTTGTCTCTCCAGAAAATCGGATCGGCCATCGATCAGCCCTCCTTCTTGGTTGTGGCGGAACTTGCGGCCTTTGCCTTTTCGGCAGCCGCTTTGGCTTTGGCCTCGGCTTTCGCGGCCTTGCGCGCTTCGGCCTCAGTCTTGCGCTTTTCGGCAGCGGTCAGCGCGGGCCTGGTGAATTCCGTGCGTGTCAGATCGCCGGTGTTTGGATCGCGGACATAGCTGCCGCCTTTTTGCGGGCGCGGCTTCGGTTCAGGTTTGCTCATGGTGTCACTCTCATCTGGTCATGAAGTGTGAAATGGATTTCGTAGATCAGCGCGCCGTCTTTCGATCCGACAAGCTCTGCCTGGCTAAGCGCGAACACGCCGGGCGCATCGTCCGGGCCCCAGCCGACCACGCCTTCGATCACAGCGCGCACGAGCGGCGATATTTCATCAAGGCCGCTCTCACCCAGCGGATCGCCCGCGACGCGCGCGAACAGGACAACCATCACGGTTTCATTGAAGTTCTGGACGAACAGGCCGGTGGCGGACGTAACTTGCCCGCCAGAAAGGCTGCCCGGCAGCACGAAACCGCCTTTGGCGCGCTGAGGCAGGCGGTTGTTGTCGATCAGTTGCGAGAACTGCCCGGCATTGCCAGC